AACTGTTGTTACATATACAGGAACATCTTATAGTGATATTGAAGATAGAGTTGTTGCTACTTTAAGAAGTAGAGGGTCAGTTAATTCAGATGAATTAATGGAGTTTGATGTTACCGCATCAACATCGGTTAATATCTCTACAATTGTAGATAGTTCTGATCCATTATCTAATTTCTCTATTACAGGTACAAACAAAGATAGTGAATCTTTCATATATAACATATCTTTAGATACTACAAAGAAGAATTATATAACAAGAGTATTGGGTGTTTCACCACAAGATAAAGATGGTGAGTTATTTGTTGAAGAAATTTACCAAAATAGTTTGGATGACTTAAATGCCGCTGGAAAAGTAAGAGGTATTAACTCTACTATAGTTCAGATGTCTGGTTCATTAAATGATTATAGTGAGGAATATCAATCAGCAGCATCACCATATGTTTTATCTGAATTAAGAGGTGGTAAATTAGAAAGGTTATTTAGGTTAATTACTATTTCTGATGGAAACGCAGCAAACAAAGATATTAAAATTTCAATTATTAATATTAAACCAGATGAAAAAACTTTCGACTTAATTGTTAGAAAATTTTATGACAACGATTCTAAACCAACTATTGTTGAAAAGTTCTCTAAACTTTCAATGAACCCAACAGATAGTGGATTTATTGGTAGGAAGATTGGTACTTCAGATAGTGAGTTTGTATTAAAGAGTAAATATATAATGGTTGAATTATCAAAAATATACCCTACAGATGCTTATCCAGCAGGATTTGAAGGTGTTGTAGTAAGAGATTATGAAGGTGACAATGTAGACGGTGTTGCACCAAAAATTGAATATAAAACATCTTATACAGATACAGAAAAGAAAAGAAAATCTTATTTAGGTCTTAGTACTTCAATAGGTATTGATCAAGACTTCTTTAATTACAAAGGACAAGATGCTTGGACTGGTAAGACTGATGGTTTCCATATGGATTCAGGTGTTACTACAACAACTATCGGAACCACAACTAACACTTTCCAAGTAGGTTCTGCAGAGTTTAGAAATGATGCAGATTTAGTTGGAACTGATTATGAAAAATTAGATTCTAGAAAATTCACATTCGCACCATTTGGTGGTTTTGATGGATGGGATATCTATAGAACTCAAAGAACTAATGGGGATGCATATACAATAAACGGAGCTAAGGGTAAATTAGGTGGACCTAGTGGTACTGAACAATTTGGACCTTATATTACTCCTACATTAACTGATGGTATAACTTCTGATTACTATGCATACTTTAAGGGTATTAGATCATTTGACAATCCAGAATCAACAAATATTAATATATTTGCTACACCTGGTATTGACAGTAGAGATAATGTTTCATTAGTTAACGAAGCAATTGATATGGTAGAAGAAGAAAGAGCGGATTCATTATATATTATTACAACTCCTGATACTGATAGTAGTGGTGTAGTTGCAATGACTACAGATGAAGCTGTTGACGTAGTTGCAGATTCAGGAATTGATTCTAGTTATTCAGCTACTTACTTCCCATGGTTGCAGATGCAAGATACTGAGAACAATCAATATGTATGGTTACCACCAACTGTTGAGGTTGTTAGAAACATTGCATTGACTGATAACGTTGCTTTCCCTTGGTTCGCTACAGCGGGTGTAAATAGAGGAACAACAAACGCAATCAAAGCAAGAACTAAATTAACTTTAGATCAAAGAGATACGTTATACGAAGGTATGATTAACCCAATGGCGACATTCTCAAATGTAGGTGTAGTTATATGGGGTAATAAAACTTTACAAAGTACAGAAACTGCACTTAACAGAATCAACGTTAGAAGATTATTGTTACAAGCTAGAAAACTTATTTCAGCAGTTTCTATCAGATTGTTATTTGAACAAAACGATTCAGTTGTAAGAAACCAATTCTTATCATTAGTGAATCCAATTTTGGATAACATTAGAAAGGAAAGAGGTTTAACTGACTTTAGAGTACAGGTAGACAACGATCCAGAAGCTATAGATAGAAACGAATTAAATGGTAGAATCTTTATAAAACCAACAAGGTCGTTAGAGTATATCAGTGTTGAGTTTAACATTACTAATACAGGTGCAAACTTTGATGATATCTAATAAAAAAATAATATGGGGAGAATTTCTCCCCATTTTTTAAAATATAATATTTATATAAAAAATATATTATGACAATCAAATTAACAGAAACAGATTTAAGGAAAATGAATCGTAGTAATAAAGCTTCTATAATTATTAAAGAAAATTGTAATAAAGTAATAAGAGAAAATAAAACAATTAGTTACGATCAATTATTTAACACTATATGTGAAACAAGTAATGCATTACATAGAAAAGGTGTTAAATCAAACCAAATTAACGAAGGTATCATGGATGCTTTAGGTTCAATTTTTGGAAATAGTCCAGATGGATTTATGCAATCATTTAAAGAAAGAATTATTTCTTTTATCCTACCAAAAATAGGTATTGACGGTGAGTTACTAAGTTTCTTAAAAGTTGCATTAGGTAACTTAGAGTTTTCAGACCTTAAATTATTTTTATCTCCATTAGATAACTGTGAGAAAATCGCAGATGTCTTAACTGATAGTATTATTGAGTATTTAGGTGAATACTTATTAAGAAAAATGGATGTAGGTGGAGGATGGATTTCTGACACATTCAGAAATGCAGCTTTCGAAGCACTTAATAACGATGGTTTCGTACAAGATTTACAAGATAAATTTGCACCAATGTTTTGTGAAAAAATTAGATCAGCTTTCGGTTCTAACGCAGAAGAAGTAGTTGGTCAAGATATTGTAGATAATGTAGAGTAATATTTATAAAAAAAAGATGAAAGTACAATTAACAGAATCACAGTATAACAGATTGGTAGAATTTCAAAAAAGAGCTTACTCTTTTGATTGGGATGATAATATTCTTAACATGCCAACACATATTCACTTAGAGAAGAAAGTTGGTGATGAGTATGTACCAGTAGATGTATCAACATCTGAGTTTGCAGAAATGAGACATTTGGTTGGGACTGAGTATAGACTATTAAATGATAATCCTTTAGAAGCATTTGTTGATTTTAGAGATTATGATGCATTTATTAGAGATACTAAAAAAGCTATTGAAGATGGTTCATATGGACCTAGTTTCAGTAAGTTTAAAGAAGCATTAAAGTATGGTAACGACTTTTCTATTATCACAGCAAGAGGACAATCTCCAAAGGCACTTAAAGATGGTACTAAAGTTTTAATTGACATGACTTTTAGTGATGAAGAGAAACAAATGATGATGGATAGATTAAGAGGTTCATCAGTAGATGAGTATTTATCTCTACAAGATTATCATCCAGTATCTTCAGATGAGTTTAAGGAAAAGTTTGGTTCTGAAGGTGGTGCTGAGAATCCTGAAATTGCTAAAACAATTGCTCTTAGAGATTTTACTTCTAGAGTTGTTAATGCAGCTAAAGAATTAGAAGGTAATCCTGAATATAATGGATTAAGTGTAGGGTTTAGTGATGATGACTTAAAGAATGTTGAGTTAGCTAAAGAGTTTATTGGTAAAGAATTAAAGAATTCATATCCAAACGTAAGATTTTTAGTTTATGATACTTCAGACCCTAAAGATACTAAGAAAAAAAGAATTGTTATTCAGAAAAGTTAATTTTTTAGATAACAGATATTTATAATAAAGAATAAAGAAAAAAATTAAAACAATAGAATTATGCCAGATATGTTAATGAGGATGCCCGTACCTTACGAGCCGTTAAGACAAAATAGATTTATACTAAGATTTCCAGCAGAATTAGGTATTCAAGAATGGTGGGTATCAACAGCATCTAGACCAAAATATACGAGTGAAGAAACAGAAATTCCTTTCTTAAATACATCAACTTATGTTGCAGGTAGATTTAAGTGGGAATCTATTTCAGTAAAATTTAGAGATCCAATCGGACCATCAGCTACACAAGCTTTAATGGAGTGGGTTAGATTACATTCTGAATCAGTAACAGGTAGACAAGGTTATGCTGCAGGTTATAAGAAAGATGTAGAATTAGAAATGTTAGACCCAACAGGTGTTGTTGTACAGAAATGGTTATTAGAACAAACTATGATAGTTGATGCTGATTTTGGTGGATTAGATTATAATTCATCTGCACTAGCTGAAATTACAGCAACTTTAAGATTCGATAGAGCAATCAACGTATTCTAAGAATTAATTAAAATTATATTATACTAAAAGCCTTTCAGTAATGGAAGGCTTTTTTTGTTTATAATGATATTTATAAAAAAAGATTATTTCATATGAAAGATATAAAAGAACAAATAGATAGAATTAAACAACTCTTCACAGAAGAAAGGTTACACGGAAACTTAGTAGAAAATGATAGTGATGAGTTACTATCAGAGGCTAGTGTTGTTGATATTGGGTATAAGACAATTAATAACTATATGAAAAATAAAGTTTAT